AGTACTATCAGGTGGGGTGGGGCGGCTACGCGGGAAATGCGGACTTCAACAATGACTCCGCGCCGCGGGATCGATGGGAGGCGATGGGCATCAAGACCAAACCCTGGCAGCGCCGACCTGACGGCCCTGTCGTTGTCTGTGGTCAGCTACCGCGCGACACTCAGGTGCAGGACATGGACCACGTGGCATGGTGCCGGCGCACCGTTAACGAATTACGTCGAATGGGCGAGCAGGTCATCTTCCGGCCGCACCCGAGGCAGCAGGACGTATCAATTTACGGCGTGCCGTCACACCTGATCGGCGACGGCAAGATTGGCAAAACACTGGCCGAGGCAAAATGCGTCGTCACGTGGAACTCGACCAGCGCGGTGGACGCGTTGATCCAGGGCGTCCCGGCCATTGCTATGCACCCCAGCTCGGTATCCTACCCAGTCGCCCAGCACGCGCTCGAGGACGTTAAAAACCTGCGCTACCCGTCTCGTCGGCAGTGGCTTGCCGGGCTCGGATATGCGCAATGGACAACGGAGGAGATGCGGTCTGGGTTGCCCTGGGCGCATCTGAACCGCTGACATGGACTTTGACGCGGTCACCGAACGGCACGATCGTATCGCTATTGTTGCTAGTGGCCCAAGCGCCCGAGGTTTCCGCGCTGCGCCGGGCGTAACTGTGATTGCAGTTAACGGCGCGGTAGAGTGGCTGGAGCCCGCACCGGACTATTGGTTTACGCTAGATCCCGGTCATCGCAATCGTAGCCGCATGCGGAATCGCCGAGACGGCGCTGTTTACATCGCGGCGGTACCCGTAGGGTTTGGCACCCAAAAAGCCCCGCTGCCTGTCATGCGACTGCAGGCCCCCGCCGGCGTACGGTACATGCAGCGCATGGCGGGCAACGGGGCTTTGAGTGCGCGCCCGGGGTTGTCAGATGACCCCCGCCGGATCCACACAGGTAACAGCGCGTACGGTGCCCTGGGCCTGGCGTATCTCATGGGCGCCACGCGTATTGCTCTGTTTGGTGTGGACGCCACGCCAGAACGGCGGGTCGAGGGCGGACGCCCAGGCAACCTATCACATCTGCCCGCGTTGTTTGAAAGTGCGTTGCCGCAGCTGCGGGCCGCCGGGGTGACTGTTGTTATGGCCAGTCGCACCAGCCGTATCAGTTGTTTCGATCGCATGTCCCAAAAGCGGGCGACGGCTTGGCTGGCGGAGTGATAACGCGCATAATAGGCGGAGCAGCGAGGTCTGAAAAATGCCGTTGACATTGGTGACGCCCCCAGTAAATCCGATCCTGTCCCTTGAGGATGCCCGCGCACAGCTGCGGGTCGAGGCGTGCGGATCGCCCCCCGAGCACCCGGACGATGCGCTGATCACCGCCCTGATCGGCATGGTGGCGAGTGAGCTGGACGGGGTGGACGGGTGGCTCGGCCGGGCACTCATTGACCAGACCTGGCTGCTGACGCTCGACCAGTTCCCGGGCGCAGCGCGGCGGCATTTTGTGTTTGACTGGTGCGCGGTGCAGGATCGGCTGTACCTACCGCTGACCAGCCCGCAGTACTCTGGCGCCAGCCCCGCGCCGGCCCCAGTCATTGAGCTGTCGTATGTTGACTGCAACGGCGTGACAACCGTGTTGGCGGAGGGCGACGACTACCGAGTTGTTACAGACAGCGACCCAGTGTTTTTAGAGCCCGCGTATGGTACAGCCTGGCCCGCAACGCGCGATATCGCAGGAGCGGTGCGTCTGACGTATGAGGCTGGCTACGGGCCAGATGCCGCAGATATCCCGGGTACGATCATCAATTACGCGCGGTTGCGACTCGGCCAGCTGTACGAATTCCGCGAACTGGTTATTGCGGGCACCATCGTTGCTGAGATCCCGTTTATCCGCGACAGCCTGGAAAACATCCGACTGCGGGGCTTCAAATGAGGGCGGGCCGCCTGCGTCATTTCGTTTCCCTGCAGCAGCGGGTTGAGACGAAAAACGACATGGGTGAGGTGACGTGGGCGTGGGACGAGGTGTGCCAGATCTGGGCGGAGATATCGGGTCTGACCGGTCGCGAGATGATCGCGGCTCAGCAGGTCCAGTCCCAGGTCAGCCACAATATTTTGATCCGGTGGCGGGCGGGCGTTACGGCAAAAATGCGCGTTGTCGAGGTCTGCGAGCCATTGGTGCAGTACGACATTGTGGCCGTGCTGCCAAACGCTCGGCGAACCGAGACGCGGTTGATGTGCCTGACGCGAGACGCGGAAGGCTGGAGGGGTTGAGCATGGCTGTTGAAGGCGTTAAAGAGCTGATGCGCAAATTCGAAAAGCTGGGCGCAGCCGGCCAAACAAAAGTCCTGCGCGCGGCGTGTCGCGGCGCAGGGGCTGTCGTGCGCAAGCAGGCCCGGGCAAACATCCCAGTCGGATCGGAACCGCACCGGCTGCATGATGGCACCCTGGTCACGCCCGGGTTTGCCCGCAAATCAATCGTGGCTCGCGTGTTTGTAAACAAGAGCAAAGGCACGGTTTCAGTAGCCATAGGCGTTCGAGCCAAAGCGTTTTATGCAGTTCAGTTTGTGGAGATGGAGCGGGGCAACTCGCGGTCGCGGGGTAAACCATGGCTACGGCCGGCGTTCGAAACGACTGAGGATCAGCAGCGCGCGCAGTTTGAACGGCGGTTCCGCGAGGTCATAAACAAAGTGGCCCGGTCATGAGTCTGGAGGCGTCGCTGCATGCGTTTCTATCGGGCGATGCGGGGGTATCCGGGTTCGTTTCGGGCCGAGTTTACCCAGGTGTCATTGTGCAGGGTAGCGAACAGCCGTGCCTGGTGTACAATAAACAGGGGCGAGACAGGCAGCAGCTGTTCTGTGGCACTGACGGGCTGATGATGACCCGGGTAGATATTGATTGCTACGCATCCAGCTACCGCCAGTCCGTCAATCTGGCCAACGCAGTCACAGCGGCGCTGCTGGATTTCAGCGGTACGATGTTTGGGACTCGAGTTCCACGGGTATTTTTGGAGAGTGAGTTTGACCTTTCCGATATTGAGCCCGGTCTGTATCGGCAGTCGCAGACGTGGGCCATTTGGCACCGGGAGTTGTGATGAAAGAGATCATTAAAAAGCGGCTGCGGGAACGCTCCACGTATGTCGGCCTGGCGGTACTGCTGGGCCTGGCGGGCGTTACGGTTCCTGCGGACGCATTGCAAACCATCGGCGCCGGCCTGCTCGGGCTCGTCGGTTTAATTGAGACCATGCGGTCGGAAAAGTGAGGGCGGGGCGATGGAAGACGAAGATATTGGTGAGGGCACGATTGGGGGGTTTAAAGTCTACCTCGGGGACGGGGCCAGCCCGGAGGCGTTTACCGTCTGGTGCGAGGTTTTCAATATCCCGGAATTCGGGGAGACCAATGACCTGGTTGAGATCACGTCGTTTTGTAACGGCGGGCGCCGTCGCTATAAACCAGGGCTGTCGGACGGCCTGGAGGTCGAGTTCCAGGGCAACCACATCCCGAACAGCACAATGCAGGAAGCGCTCCGGGACCATGTGATTAACAAAGACACGGTGAACCTGCGCATCGATGACGAGAATATCAGCCCGGCCGAGCAGTACGTACTGAACGTCGCGGCCCTGTCTTGGCGTATTGGCCCCGTTGTGGACGACCGCAATACGTTCATTTTCGGCGTCAAGATCAACTCCATCGAGGTCCCCGCATGAGCTTGATTGATAACGCGGAGGCGCTACTGTCGGCGGCGTCTCTGAACACAGGTACAGCTACGGTAAAGGGCCGCACGGTCCATATTCGCGAGCTGTCCCTGACGGCAAGAGACGAGTTTTCGAAAGCCCTGAAAGAGTCCGGCCAGACCGCTGCGGTCATCGTCGTGGTGCAGCGAGGGGCCGTGAAACCTGATGGCTCCCAGTTGCTCACCGCTGATCAGGCGCGGCAGCTGGGGGAAAAATCAGCGGACTTCGTGCAGGCTCTGGCCACGGAAATTCTGAAATTTTCCGGTCTGGATGACGACGAGGGAAACGACGACGGCTCAACGCTGAACAGCGATTCATCCACCGTCTAGCACTCGCTCTGGGTAAAACTGTCGGTGAGTTAAAGCGGCAGATGAGCCCCCGGGAGTTGCGAGACTGGGAGGGGTACGCGGCGGTTGAGCCATTTGGTCATATGCGGGATAACATGCACGCGGGAATGATTGCCTCGGCCATCCTCAACCAGCACCGCAAGCGGGGCACCCGGGCATTGACCTATGAGGATTTTTTGCTGATCCCGACTCGCGAGAAATTCCGAAACAACACCAAACGATTCTTTGCGGGCCTGAAGGCCCTGGCCAAACGAGGAGGCGACCGTGGCGGATCTGGCTAGACTGGTTGTCCGACTTGAGGCCGAGAGTCTCAAATATCAGAAAGAGCTGGACAAGTCCCAGAAAAAGCTGTCGCGCTTCGAGCGCATGGCAAATAAGTCTGCAGGCGGCATTGGCAAGGCGGCGAAGGCTGGGGCCATCGCAGTTGGGGTTGCCAGCGTGGCCGCTGTTGCCGGATTTGCAATGGTCATAAACAAGCAGCGGGACCTCATCGACAAGCAAGCCAAAGCGGCCCAGCAACTCGACACTACCTACGCCAGTATGGCCAATTTGAAACGGGCGGGGGAACTCGGCGGCATCGGCATGGAAAAGATCACTACTGCCTCCCGTCAGCTCAACGTCAATATCGGCGAGGCCATAGCTGGCACGACAGCGCAGGCCGATGCTTTCGCGCGGCTCGGGCTGGACGCTCAGAAAGTTTTTGACGTTCCGCTGGACCAGCGCATTTCGATGATCAATAAGGCGCTACGCGAAAACGTGCAGGCGTCTGAGCGGGCCTCCGTCGCAGCCGATATTTTCGGCGCGAAAAATGCCAAAGCCTTGCAGCAACTCGACCCTGACACAATTGCCGAAGCAGCCCGCCAGGTTCAGATTTTTGGCCTGAATCTCACCGATGTGGACTCCACAAAAGTCGAAATGGCGAACGATGCTTTTTCAACTTTCGGCCTGTTGCTTGACGGCATCCAAAAACAAATGACCGTGCAGTTCGCCCCGATCCTGAAAGCCGTTGGGGATGAATTCTTGCGTTCCGCAGACGAGGCCGGGGGGCTCGGTAACGTCGTGGAGCGCGCCGTCGGGGTCATCGTTAACGGGCTATCCATCGTCCTGAACGTCGGGTCGGCGATCGGCCGCGTGTTCACAATCACGAAGGAGCTGATCGTCGGCACCGTGGCTACCGGGCTGGCGCAGCTGCAGCGATTGGAGGCCAAAGCCAACGAAATTTTGGCAATGCTGCCCGATTTTCTTGGCGGGGCCGAGTTTGAGCAGAACGCCAAAGAAGTGGGGGATCTGGCGGAGGCCAATTTTGTCCGGGCGGAGCTGGCGGCGAAAAGGATTACCGACGCGTTAAATGAGCCCTTGGCGGGCGATAAATTTAAAGCATTTTTTGCGAGGGCCCAGGCAGCCGCCAACACAGCCGCTGCGGCGGTCGTGGCTGGGCGGAAAGCTGCGCTCGCTACCGGCGGTGCGGGTACCAGCACGGTGGATGCGGCGGCCACGAAGACACGTGATGCCGCGATTAAGTCGCTCCAGAACATGGCCCAGCAACTCCGCCAGCAGGCGGAAACTACTGGGCTGAGCGAGGTTGCCACGATCAAGTACCGCATCGCTCAGGGCGACCTGGCCGAAACGCTGCGAGACGCAGGGGCGGCAGGACAGCAATACGCGGATCAGCTCGTCAGTATTACCGAGCGGCTGCAGTCGGTGCGGCTCGACTCGGAAAGCGTGGCGAAAGAGCTGGCGATGATCACTGCGGAGATTGAGGAAGGCCGTGCAGTATTCGAGGCGACCCGCACCCCGTTGGAAACCTACCAGCTGGCAATAGCCAAACTCAATACCTTGTCGCACACTGGCGCGATAACCCACGACACATATAACCGGGCGGTAGCCGCGGCGCAGGAGTCGTTCGATCAAGCGAGTCAAGGGGCAAATCAGTTTGGCGTCAGCATGGAAGAAATCGGAAAAACACTGGGCGAGAATCTGCAGAACAGTTTGACACAGTTTCTGTTCGACCCGTTCGCTGATGGCACAAAATCAATGGGCGATCAGTTCAGCGACCTGCTGCGCAAAATGGCAGCAGAGATTGCGTCTGCCGAAATAATGAAATTTCTGTTTGGTGCGGGTGGCGTCGGATCAGGTGGCGGGCAAACAGGCGCCTTGATTGCGGGTATAGGGGGGCTGTTTGGCGGCCGGGCCAACGGCGGTCCTGTGAACTCGGGCCAGCCATACCTTGTGGGCGAGCGGGGCCCGGAGGTGATCGTGCCGAACAGCAACGGCCAAGTTGTCAGTAACGACCGCATGGGCGGCTGGGGCGGCGGCGACGTGAACATGACTGTAGTCACTCCTGACGCGAACAGCTTCCGTAACAGCGTGCGCCAAACAAAACGCAGGGCGCGGAGCCTCACACAATGACCCGGTATATTGACGAGTACTTGTCTGACTGCGTGCCGGGCTACCCGGTCCGGGTCGTGCCTCGGTTTAACAGCCGGATCAGCCAGGTAGACAGCGGCGACGAGCAAGTTAACCCACGGTGGGAACACCCGCTGCGGACGTTTATCCTCCCCGTGGGCGCCCGGGAGCATGACGTTTACGAGGCACTGCAAGCGCATTTTTTGGTGATGGGCGGCCCGGTGCATACGTGGCCGTTCCGCAACCCGTTAGATTTTGCTAGCGTACCGCTGCAGTCCCCTAATACTGTCCCGGCGCTCAGCGGTCTGGACCAGCTGTGCGGTACTGGGGATGGCCTAACGCAGGTTTTCCAGCTGCAAAAAACCTATCCTATCGGCAACGGAAATTTCTTTTATACCCGTCTGATCTACCACCCTATTTTGTCCACGGTGTTAGTGTCGGTTAACGGCGTAACGCAGTCGTTCGAAACCGGCTATTCGGTCAGCCGCCTGACCGGAGTAATCACTTTTGATACGCCGCCGTCGCCGGGGCATCTCGTTAAATCTGGGTACCTATTTGATGATGAGGTCCGGTTTGAATCAGACGACGCGTTCGACGGTTTGATTCAGACGTTCGGGGTTAGCGGCTTTGGGGATCTGACATTTGTGGAAGTGCGGCCGTGCGAGGATGAGGGATAATGGCGCTTATTTGGTTTGACGGCTTCGATCATTATGGCCTTGACGAGACAAAACTAACTGAGGGTCCATATGATCAGGCCGATTCGGCGTTTACGTTGTCTGAGGTTAATCCTCGGACGGGTAATAGGCATCTAAAAAGGTCCAACGTTTCGTCTGATAACGTTATCATCAAAAGCCTTGATGGCGAAAAGACAGCCATTGGGTCTGCGCTAACTTTTTATATTGATCAACTCCCGACCGAGTCAGACTCCTATATACTAAGCGACTTT